CGCATGCCAGCGCAGGTGATGTTTGTTGCATTCCGTATCATGATGGATTGCAAAAGAATGTGGCTATTCTGACCGTGATTTGATTATCATGGAAGGGATTGCCACTGATATTTGCTATCCATTAATGGCATATAATGGAGATTTGATTCAACACTATGGATCCAACCCTTCGGGACAAAATCTTACAGTGTATATCAACTCCATTGTGAATGCTCTTCTTTTCAGGTGTGCATATTATCACATTACTAAGGGACGTGAAAATGTACCTGAGTTTCGCGATGTATGCTCGCTCATTACTTATGGTGATGATGCGAAAAGTTCAGTTCACGAGGATTTTCCAGAATTTAACCACATTGCTGTGGCAAAGTTCTTGGAAGAACGTGATATGAAGTTTACAATGCCTGATAAAGAATCGGAACCTACACCTTACATGAAGGATGAAGAGGCAGATCTGCTTAAACGCGCTAATGTATATAGCGAGGACACAGGGATGATCATGGGAGCACTTGATGAAGATTCTATCTTCAAGAGTCTTCATGCAGTCCTTAAGTCCAAAGCCATTACTCGTGAACAGCAAGCCATGCAGAATATTGATGGTGGTTTACGAGAGTGGTTTTCCCATGGACGTAATGTCTATGAAGAGCGACGTGAGCAGATGAAAAAAGTTGCTGAGCGTGCTGATATCGCCCACGGTTGCACCGTCATTCATGAAACATATGATGATAGATTGCAGAAATGGAAGGAAAAGTACGATTAAGCTGCTAAGTCGTGGGCAGACATTAAAATGCATCCCTCTGGGCGTAACCTACCATGTCTAATTACACCAAAAGGAGGCTCTCTGTATTGGATTACCATGCGTGTCCAATTAGTCGATCATAGGACATAGCATAGGCTTGCAGAGAGAGGCACTTTCCCCGTAAAGTACCCCTATTTAGGGGAGTATTCGCCATACGCAGGATTGACACACGATTTGTGGATTGAGTCCTCCACATATTCGTTAATGATGACTTGCTAATATGAACAATAACAATAAATTTAATGTATCAATAAACGAGGAAAGTTTAGAGTCCCAACATCAGAATGTTCACTTCAGTGATCAGACACCTCAGTGGGACTACACGGTGGACAGTATGCCGGACCAAACGTTCAACATTGCTGACACGGATGACGCAGATTTGGGAAATTTCTTTTCCCGTCCTGTGAAAATCCAGTCATACAGTTGGGCGACAGGTACGAATTTGTTTGAATCGTTTAATCCCTGGCAGGATTTCTTTGAAAACCCCAGGGTATTGAATCGTATCACAAATTTTAACTTGTTGCGTTGTAAGTTGAAGGTCCGGATTGTATTGAATGGTAATGGGTTTCATTATGGGCGAGCAATCGCCTCATATATTCCCTTGCACAACAGAGATGATTTTACAATGGATCGTTCTTTCTTCATTCAAGATGTTGTAGCAGCCAGTCAGCGTCCACATGTATATTTGGACCCTACCACCAGTCAAGGTGGCACTCTCACTCTTCCATTCTTTTGGTATGAGAATGCATTAAGTATTCCCGATCAGGAATGGAGAGATATGGGAGATATCATTATTCACGGCATGCAGAACTTGAAGCATGCCAATGGAGCTACAGATCAAGTTATAGTTTCCGTTTTTGCTTGGGCAGAGGAAGTTTCTCTTTCTATTCCTACAGCGAATGAGCCAGGTGCTTTATCGCCTCAGATGGGAGAAGTTTTTACTCCACAAGCAAAAGATGAATATGGTACGGGTCCAATATCGCGCCCAGCAGGCATTGTTGCCAAAGCTGCAGGCGCTTTAAGTGATATACCTGGTATAGGTATGTATGCGCGTGCCACACAAATGGCCGCAAATTCAGTATCAGGTATCGCTTCAATGTTTGGTTATTCAAGACCAGTCGAGCTTGCGAATATTACACCGTATAAGCCAACGTTGTTAGGAAATATGGCTAACACCAATGTTCCTGACACGTCACAGAAATTAACCTTGGATGTCAAACAAGAGCTAACAGTCGATCCTAGAGTTATGGGTCTTGGTTCAACAGATGAGATGACAATCAAATCTATTGCACAAAGAGAATCCTTTCTTACTCAATTTGGATGGGCTGTGGCTGATTCTGCAGAGACACTATTGTGGAATACAGAAGTTTCACCTGTGTTATGGAGTGAGCTGACTGGAACAAATAACGAGCTTCATATGCCCGCTTGTTGTTTTGCTGCTCTTCCATTTCGCGGGTGGAGAGGAACCATGAAGTTTCGTTTTCAGGTGGTTGCATCGTCCTTTCATAAAGGTCGTCTCAAGATCACTTACGATCCATCATATCCTCTTACAAACGAGTATAACACAAATTACACATATATTATCGATCTTGCAAAAGAACGAGATTTCACTGTCGCGATTGGTTGGGGTCATGAGAAGAGTCTCATCAATCATCGTAACCCAATACAGAGTGCCATACCGTATAGTACCTCAGCTCTTGGAGCTGATCCAGGTAACTTTGCGAATGGTATTGTTTCGGTGTATGTGGTGAATGATTTGACTGTTCCCAATTCCACTGCCAATAATGACATTGAAGTGAACGTGTTTGTGTCAGCTGGGGATGATTTTGAGGTATTCGATCCTGATTCTAGGGATATCGAAGACTTGGTTTGGTTTGAGCCACAGGTGGGAGAAGTTTTCTCCCCTCAGATGGCTGAAGTCGAAGGTCAACCAATGAATCAACCCGATGCAGATCTCACGAAGC